AGAAATATACAATTTATGTTACGCAAACAAGAATGATAGTAACGTAGCTAGGATGATATGTAATCGCATAGATGACACTAAACCAGCTAAACAAAAAGAAGCTGAAGAACGTGAAAGATTGTTCAATGACCACCTTCTCAAAGCACAAAAAAACAATCATTTTTGATATGCCTGTATAATAAAAATCCGAAGGCGGGAAAAAGCCAGCAATGCGTGATTCTATAAGGTAAGATACAACTAATATCATTATAAGCTAAGCATTTCGTACGTTATACAAAAACACACAAGCTGGTAGTGTTATTAGATGGCGGAAAAGATGCAGAAAAAAGACGGCAATTCCTATGCACACGCACGCTCCTATATAAACAGGATTTTTGTAACCTAAAGCTTTTAATCAGCCTCCCCCAATGTTTTTAACGTAATCCCCCCAGGCAAGGGTGAAGTTTTTAATCAAATCCCCCCGAAAAACTTTTAAATGCAATCCCCCCAGGGATGGTGCTAGCTAATAGGCACAAGAATAAGGTAAAAAAATAACCTGCTAGCTGATAGAAAATAAATGTTGACATTAATATACATTGGTGCTAATATAATGCTACTAACTAAGGAGAAAAGTATGAAACATAAATGCACAAAAGAAGAACAAACTTGTGAGGCTAGGATAAATAATGCCCTAGCTGACAGGCTTAAGCAATTTGAACAAGGTGAGCTTGAAGGTCTTTGCTTCGACTATGTTGATAACAGCGAAACTGAACAGAAGTCTTATCATCGTTGGCAGCTTAGCTGGGGAGGACCAAGCGACGAGTTCAGGCTTTTCAAAGACGGCACTGTTAAGTATTGGTTCCTAGATTGGTATGACGGAGCTAGCAGAGAAGTAAACAACAAGGAGTTGCTAAACTACATGTGTACCCAAGCTATAGAGAATCTGTAAAGTTTTTAAATAGCTTCCCCCAAATCTTTTGTTCTTCTTCCCCCCAAAGGGGGAGGAGATTGCAAGACGTGTGGGGGGGGGGATAATGCCAAATATCTGTTAGCTAGGGGCAATAAAATAAATAAATAAATATATTGACATTCATATACATTAGGATTAATATAACTGTACATTAACTAACTGGAGAAAAATAATGGAAAACGTAACAAGAGAAGACTGGGATGCGTACCTAAGCGTACAAAAATCAGGCAAGTACAACATGTTAGACCCGATGGCAAGAATGTCGGCAGGTTTAGACAAGTCAACATGGATGGCGATTATCACTAACTATGAAAAGCTAGCTGAGCAATATCCTAGTTAGTTAGGAGATGGGTAGCTGAGTGAGTAGCAATTGACGACTAAACTGAAAGCTCAGTTACCTAGCTAGGACAAACTTTTTAATGAAATCCCCCCTAAAGTTTTTAAGTGGCTTCCCCCAAATGGGGCACTAGCTAGGAATATATATAAAAAAAATAACAAAATAAAATAGGAATATAAGCAAATGATAATATACTGTTTCCAGGTGATTTAACATTGTTTTTAATATACATTGATGATAATATAATGGTATGTAAGGGAACGAGAAATCTTGCACACTGGCTAGGCAGTATAAACATTCCTAGAGCCGAGTGACCTAGGTGTTAGAAATGAGCATCACACGACGCAGTTCTAACATTTAGAAACAATTAACTAACTATAGGAAAAATATTATGCAAATAATACAAAAAGGAAATGCGGACGCTTTAGAAGTACCCGCAGAAATTAAGTTTGATATTAAACTAGAGCCACTTCAAACGCTTGATGGGTTATACATACCAACAGAGCAGAGACGTGCTGTAGTTGATACAACTAATAATAGAGTTGTTGGTACTTGCGGGAAAGTCTACAAGCCAACAGAATATTACAAAGTTGTTGAACGTGTTAACTCAGGTTTACGCAGTTCTAATATTAACTTAAATGATATCGTAGTTGAAGATAATTTATATGATGGTGGCGGTAAGTTTCACCGCAAAATTACATTTAATAAAGTTGAGCAGTCACTAGCTAAGGTTGATGACGTTGTAAGACTAGAATTAAATATACATTCATCATTAGATTTATCTAGAAAAATATCATCTATATTTAGTGCGTTAAGATTATGGTGCACAAATGGTTGCGTTACTGATGATTATGCAGTTCAACGTAACTACAAACAAACCACAAACTTAATTCCCGACTACCTAGCTACGAACTCAATCAGAGCATTAGAGATGTATGAAAATAACATTGAATGGTTTGATAGGTTACTAGCTACGAACATCACCGAAGATGACGCTATCAAGTTCTTTAAAGAAACTATTGGTAAACTTACAAAACCAACAGCGGAAAAGAAAACTTATAGCGAATCAAAAGTGCAGAAGTTACTCAATAGATATCGTAAAGAAGTAGGTCTACAAAATAAAGGTAATACTTTATGGACGCTTTACAATACTATCACTAACTATTCTACACACGTTGATAATGTAGACTGGACTGGTAACACTGTTAACGAAAATGGCGATTTAGTCAAAGCGTCGTTAAATGGTGCTAAGCATAACGTAAAATATACAAGAGAACTTGAAGTAGCTAAGAGTCTTAGACATCCTGTCTTTGCACTTGCTAGCTAATTCATTTTTTTTAACTAACTATAGACTAGCTAGCAATATCGTTAGCTAGTCGCAACTAAAGGTAACTAACTATGAAACAACAATTATCATTTCCATTCTGGTCAAAAGATGGAATAACACAAACAGTAGGAAAAAAACTCTTCGGCGTTCTATTTACAAAACGTGATGGAACAGAACGCAAGATGTTATGTAAGCTAGGAATAACTGATAAAGATTATTTTACTGGCGGTGGTGCTAAGTATGATACATCTAATCATTTAGTTGTAGTTGATATGAAACTCAGACAGCAAGGCATAGCTAAGACAAAATGCTGGCGTGCAATCAGAGTTGACAGTATAAAACAAATCAACTTTCAAGGTGGTGCATTATGAGTAACATATCAAAAGACATTGCTAATGATAAACTTGATGAGTTGCTAGCTGAGTATGAAGACGTTGTTAACGCAGTGATTCATATTCGCATGCAACAATTAGATGAGTCAGAAGACACAGCAACAAGACGTGTTAAACAATGTCTACATGAGATAGACATAAAACAAGCGAGACGCTTACTCATGTAACGTAACAATCGGGCTGGCGGGTAAAAGTAAAAACAAAAACCCCCCAGCCCCCCTTTTCAAAAAATTTTCCATGCGTGGGGTTCTCTTCACGCAGCGGGGGGAAAATATAAAAGTATATTAATGCCAATCTATATATTAAAAATAATTTTGACTTTAATATAATAGTGTGATACTGTTAAGATACTAACTAAAAAGGTAAAAGTATGAAAACATTAAAAAAAGCAAAACGTAACTATCATGGTATGTCTGTCAAAGACAGAATCAAGAAGGTACAACGCCAGTCTTCAGAACTGGGTCTACATCTCGATTGGGAGCAAGCTAAGGAGCTTTACAATCATTCTACCCTAGGAGATATCTACTTAAACGATATCTACCAGGTAATATTACTCGAGGGCAAGGACTGCGATGACATGGTTCTTAGAGACGAGCTCAAGGGTAGATGCTCATATCTAAGTATTAAAAGAATAGATAAACAGAGCATACATGATTGGCGTGATTTACAAGAAATCAAAAACCAGCTATGCGGCGATGAGAGGGAGGCATTGGAAATCTATCCTGCTGAGAGTCGTCTCGTAGACACAGCAAACCAATATCATCTCTTCGTTATGCCTGAAGGTGACAGCGTACCATTCGGATTCGAAGATAGATTCGTCGATAGGACTGAGAGAAAAGGAGGGATAGGAGAAGGTTGCCAGCGTGGACAAGGCTAATGTTTCACGTGGAACCTAGAAATTTCGAGCCGACCCTTCGGGTCGGTTCAGTAACACAACATCTTGTGGTTTAGAAAAAAAATATCACAATATGTTGATATTAATTTTAAAAATATGTAGGATAGGAAGTGGATAACTACGTCCTCACTCTAAAATCCCATGTCAGACAAAGAAAGAATACACGAGCTTATCGCAATACTAGGTAAGCGTAGAAAAGAATTTAAACTCAATTACTATGAACCCTATGATTTCCAATTGAGATTTCATGAGGCGGGGTCTGAGTGTAATCAAAGATTACTTATGGCTGCTAATAGGGTAGGTAAATCATACGTCGGGGCTATGGAGATGGCGATTCACCTTACAGGAGTCTATCCTGATTGGTGGAAGGGTAAGAAATTTGAGGAACCCATAAGAGCATGGGTTTGCGGGGCTAGTAATGAAACCACTAGAGATATATGTCAACGAGAATTATTTGGGCAGCCCGATAACCCAAGAGATAAAGGCAAAGGAAGTATTCCGAAACACCTTATAGGGGAGGCGACTAGAAAGCCTGGCGTACCGAACGCTCACTCCTCGGTACTTGTTAGACATTCATCAGGCGGATGGTCTCGGGTTGCCTTCAAAGCTTACGAAATGGGTGCTGAAAAATTTATGGGAGAATCAATCGACCTAGTATGGCTCGATGAGGAACCATCCCAAGAAATATATTCACAGTGTATAACAAGGACGCTCGACAGAAGAGGCCAAGTCTATATGACATTTACACCCGAATCAGGCATGACAGAGGTCGTACAGAACTTTACAACAGAATTACGCCCTAGACAGGCATTAATAACAGCAGGTTGGGAAGATGCAGGACATCTCACTGACGACATGAAAGAGCAGATTTTAGCGGCATTGCCAGCTCACGAGCGTGAAATGAGGTCTAAAGGGATACCAATGATAGGCTCAGGCCTAGTATTTCCGATATTAGAAGACAACCTTGCTTGCGAGCCCTTTACTATACCTGAGCATTTTCCAAGGATTGCAGGACTCGATTTTGGTTACGACCATCCAACAGCAGTTGTATGGCTAGCATGGGACAGAGACGAAGATATTATATATATATACGACTCCTATCGTATGAGTAAGCAAACCCCTGACTATCATGCGTCATTCATCAACGAAAGAGAAGGAAGCCATTATATCCCTGTTGTATGGCCCCATGATGGATATCAACATGACAAAGGCTCAGGGGTTACGCTCGCTGAACAATATCGAGAAGCTCATGTAAACATGCTACCTTTTCACTTCGAAAACCCGCCAGCTATTGGTGAGAAAAAAGGTGGTAACTCAGTAGAGCCAGGGATTATGGAGATGCTTACACGCATGGAACAAGGAAGATTTAAGGTATTTAACACGCAATATGAATGGTTCGAAGAATTCAGGTTGTATCACAGAAAGGACGGTAAATTAGTGAAAATAAGAGATGATTTGATGTCAGCAACAAGATATGCAGCTATGAGCTTGCGTCATGCGACTATTGAGACCTCCAAGTGGAACAAAGCAGGACCATTAGCACCTGACGTGGCGATAGTCTAATGAGTATTGTAGATTTTCTCAAACAGCAAAGAGTTATTCCATATTATGATATAAACAGCCCATTTGACATTCCTTTAAAATCATACAACCAAGTTTTAGCTCAACCTGTTGCACAAGCTAATGATTTCTTGTCAAACAATCCTAGTGTAGGAGTCAAGATACCATATACAAACATGGGCGTAGGTAACGTGAACTATGAAAGAAATTTATTAGAGGATAAGCTCAGTGATTTGCAAACACAAAGCATAAAAGATTATTATGCTAGTGCTATGCCTGGAGATAGAGGATTTGGCGTTACTGAAGTCCTTAACGACAAAGATTTATTAGATTTTTACAACCAAGACATGTTGGTACAACAAAAAGACGCTGAAACGCTTGCTGCTACACAAAAAGCTCAAACAACAACACCAAATACAGGAATATTCGGCGATGATGCCAAAATGTTGATGATGTTAGCACAGGCAGGCGGATTATTTGGCGATAGAAAACCAGCAACCAAAATAATGCAAGCACAGGCTACTCCAGGACTACGCTTAGACGACAGTAATCCTTATGTAAACGAACTAAGACGAGGAATATTCGGATGAGCAAAAAAATGAATGAAAGTGAGCTACTGAACTTTGTATCATCACAAATAGAAGCCTCAAGCGGGCACATGAACAGCGAATTATCTAGCCAGCGTGAAGATAACATGAAATATTATCTTGGCGAGAAGTTTGGCAACGAAATAGATGGCAGGTCAGAAATCGTTACAACTGATGTAAGAGACACTATCGAATACATTATGCCATCATTGATGCGTATATTTACAACACACAATCATGTAGCTGAATTCGAGCCACAAGGCCCTGAAGATGTCGAGATGGCTAAACAGGCCACTGATTATGTTAATTACGTCTTTAGTAAGCAAAATGAGGGCTTTAAGGTCCTTTATGACGTGTTTAAAGACGCACTTATATCCAAAACAGGCATAATTAAGCATTGTTGGGAAGAAAAACAAGAAACAGGCACAGAATACTACACAAACCTTACAGAAATAGAATATCAGTCAATCCTAGCTAACGATGAGTTAGAAGTTAAGGAATTGACAGAAACTATTATCAGAGAAGAGCAACAAGACCCACAAACAGGTCAAATGATGCCAGCTGTCGTAACATATGACGTAACAGTGCTCAGGTCTAAGGTGTCAGGACAAGTAAAAATATACTCTGTACCACCTGAAGAATTTTTAATAAGTAAGAAAGCTACAAGCATAGAAGATGCAGCTTTTGTATGCCACAGAGTAAAAAAGACCGTATCTGACCTTATTTTAGAAGGATATGATAAAAAAACACTAGACAAGATACCTTCTTACTCAGATGCAGAAGCAGAATACAATTCTGAAAGACTTGCAAGGTTTAGCTACGATGATACTGACGTAGAAACAGACGTACACAGTACAGGTGCTGATAAGACAATATGGATTGAAGAATGTTACGCAAAAGTCGATTTTAACGGCGATGGCATAGCAGAACTTAGAAAAATTACTAAAGGCGGAGACTACATACTAGATAATCAAGAGATTGATTACTTGCCATTCTCATCTATATGTCCTTTACCAATACCACACAAGTTTCATGGCATGAGTGTTGCAGATACAGTCAAAGACGTACAACTAATTAAGTCTACGATTGTCAGAAACCTATTAGACAACATGTACCTGACTAACAATGCAAGATATGCAGTATTAGCAGGGCAAGTAGAATTAGATGATTTATTAACATCAAGACCTGGCGGAATAGTTAGGATGCGTGCTCCGAACGCAGTACAACCATTACCGACCCCACAAATGCAACCTTTTGCTTTCGAAATGGTTAAATATTTAGACCAAGTAAGAGAGGAAAGGTCGGGCGTATCTAAAATGACGCAAGGTTTGAACCCTGATGTTTTGAACTCACACGTAACATCAGGAGCAGTTTCAGCAGCAACAGAGTCTGCAATGCAAAGAATAGAACTCATAGCTAGGATATTTGCAGAGACAGGTATAAAAAATGTATTCAGATGTATCTATCAGTTAATACAAAAATATGAGGACAGACAAAAGATTGTTTATCTAAATAACAAATTTGTACCACTAGATGTCTCACGTTGGAAAGAAAAATTAAATTGTACAGTTAATGTTGGTATAGGTTCAGGTTCACAACAAACCAAAATGCAAACATCAGCATCAATCATGCAAATACTACAGTCATTAATACAAGCAGGTATGATGGGTCAATTAGTTACACCTGATAACATATACAACACAATAAAAGAATACATCGAGCAAGCTGGTTACAAAAACGCAGACCAATTTATATCAAACCCAGCTAACATGCCTCCTCCACAACCTAAGATGAGTACAGAAGAGAAGGTCGCACAGCAAAAAGCACAAGTCGAATTACAAAAACTTCAACTACAAGCACAAGAATTGCAAATTGACACGCAGTTAAAAGCAGAAGAACTAAAACTTAAGAAAAAAGAAGCAGCAGTCGAATTAGCAATTAAGAACAAAGAATTGGAGATTAAAATAGCTGAGCATCAGTTGAAAGAAGCTGAGCTAGTATTAGAAACGGTACAAGAAAGGCCTGTCGCAATCGGTGACACCTAATGATTCAGCTGTTACCTACGTTTGCGAGAGCATTACAGCAAATACTCAAATTCCATTCTAAAGGTAAATATGCACCTGGTCCTAAGCTTACATCTGCAAGAGGAGCTTTAGGAATGACCGACAGTTCTAAAAAAGCGTTGTCTGCTATCGAAGGCAAGGTCAAGTTGTATGAAAATCAAATAAATAACATGCTTAGAACGGGCAAGAAGCCTGATTTGAAACTATTTGAAACGCAAATCAACAAAGAATTGCAAAGATTTAGTGCAGGAACAAGTTTAGGAAACGTAGAAAGGGTACATCTAAACAAAGCTATGTTAGAAATAAGAAATCAAATAAGAAATTTAGATTTAACAAAATATGGCAAGCTCGGGGCAGGAACAAGGCTTACAAAAAACGCATTGACCAGTGCTGACAGAGTTTTCAAGCATACATCTAATAACTTGAGTGGCTCTACTACTGCTGCTAACAAAATTATAAAAAAAACAATGAAGTCAGATGAATTTAAAAAAAGAGTAAAAACAATAAAATACTAGGAGATAACAATGCCAGGAAAACATTATAAATATTTCAAAAATAGAAAAAATAAAACACCAAGTTACTAATGCTTACAAAAAAACAAAAAGCTACTTTAGATAAACATAAAGTACATCACACAGCTAAACATATGACATTAATGAAAAAGCTTATGAATCAGGGTAAGTCTTTTACAGAATCACATAAAATAGCAATGAAAAGGGTAGGAAAATGAGTTTATACAGAAACATACACGCAAAACGTAGAAGAATAAAAAAAGGCTCAGGCGAGACAATGCGTAAAAAAGGGGACAAAGGAGCACCGACTGACGCTAATTTCAAGCGTGCTGCAAAAACAGCTAAGGGCACAAAGAAAAAATTACACAGAACAAAGAAAAAGAAATAATTGAGTAAAAAAGAAGAAGGCTTACAGCGTAGCAAATATTATGAATCTAGGTATGACCATTATATTTCTTTAGGTTACAGTAATGGCCAATCTTCCAAGTTAGCACATGTGGACTTAGCTAAAAGATTCAAACAAAAGAATCCAACTATTGATAAATTGAAACAAATTTGAAAAACACAGAATTACAAACACTATGTTTAAAACACCGACTTTCTGTCGAGGACATATTCAGGATGACAGGAGTAAAACCCAATGACATTCGTGGATGGTTGTCAGGCAAAAGGAAGATTCCAGACTGGTTAACAGAAGAATCTTTAACAAAAAAAAAGAGAATAACTACACCTGCGTAAGCAGATAGAATCCCAGGAGATAAAATGGCAACTAAAGAAAAACAAATACAAGAAGGACAAGAAGCATCAATGTTATTGGATAATCCGGTTATAACAAACGCTTTTAATGTAATCTTAAATGAAGGATATCAAAAATGGATATCTACAAAACCCGAAGATAAAGAGGAAAGAGAAAGTCTATATCATGGGCAAATAGCAGCTTTGAAATTCAAACAAGTATTAGTAAATACTATGGAAAATGGAAAGTTACTAGAAGAAGAAAGAAAATTGGAGGCTAAATAATGGCTATACCAAAAAAACCTTCACAATATGGCGGAATTCCTGTGCACGATGTTAATTCAGCACAGGCAGCACTTCTTGAAATAATGGACACTCCCAAAGAGGAACAAAGTCCTGACCAAGAAGAAACAATTGAAACAACGGAAGTAGTTTCAGAACAGGGCATGGAGCCCGAATCAGTTGGAACAGAAGCAGATGAGGAGCTTTTAGCAAGCGACTTAGATGTTGAAGATATGGTAGACGATGACCAAGAAGAAGGAGTCGAGACACCTGACATGTACACCATCAAAGTTGATGGTAAAGACATAGAGGTTACTCTTGACGAACTCAAAAACGGTTACAGTAGACAAGCTGATTACACACGAAAAAGTCAAGTATTGAGCGAACAACGTCAACGAGCTGACCAAGAGTTAGCGACGACTCAACAGGAAAGACAGCGTTATTTATCGCAACTTAAACAAATCGACAGTCAAGCAAATGCTGAAATTGAAAAATATCAGAGCATTGATTGGGAGAGACTTAAGGAAGAAGACAGAGACACTTTTTATGAAAAGCGTGATGCTTTTCGTGAACTGAAAGACAATCAAAGAAAACTTAGAGAAGAGCAACAAAATCTCATTGCCAAAGAGCAGGCCACACAGAAACAACAATATTCTGAAGCCTTAGCTAAGCAACAAGAGATATTGAAAAATAAACTACCTCAATGGTTTGACCCAAAAGAGGGACGTAAACTTAAAGACGCAGTCTTTAATTATGCAATGTCTCCTGAAGTAGGGTTTACTAATGAAGAAGTTAGTAGCTTAATAGACGCTAGGTCTGTACAAGTTTTACATAAAGCAATGCTTTACGACAAACTTAAAAATTCTAAGATTGCTAAGAAAAGAACAAAAGTTGTACCGAAAGTAACAAAGCCAGGAACTGGCACTACCAAGGCTGATGTCAATAGTGAAAAACACGCAAAACTTAGAGCAAGGGCAAAAACTACAGGGAAAGTCGATGATGCTGCGAAGCTACTCGAATCCTTGTTATAGCCTTAAATACAAAACTTTAACACACAGAGGTGTAATTAAAAATGGCACAATTAAGCAATACATTTGAAACCTACGATGCCGTAGGTAACAGAGAGGATTTGCAGAATGTTATTTATAACATTTCGCCAACAGACACTCCGTTTATGTCAAGTATCGGTACAGGTACCGCTACTTTTACTAAGCATGAGTGGCAAACTGACGCATTAGCGGCAGCGGCAGCAAACGCTCAAAAAGAGGGAGATGATTCTCCTAGTGCTGCGTTATCGGCTACTTCTCGTGTTTTCAACTATACACAGATTTCATATAAACCTGTTATGGTCTCAGGAACACAAGAAAAAGTTATACACGCAGGCGTGAACTCAGAACTAGCTTATCAAATAGCTAAAGCTGGTAAAGAGTTAAAAAGAGACTTAGAACTAGCAATGACTGGTAAAACAGATGCTGGAGCAGGTTCAGGTAATGGTGCATCTAACAGAACTTCAAGAGGTTTTGAAAGTTGGACTACTACTAACAACGTATATGGCTCAGGCGGTTCAAACTCAAGTGGAGACGTTACAGACGGAACACAAAGAGTTTTAACTGAGTCTTTATTAAAAACAGAAATGAAAAATTGTTACGATGCGGGTGGAGACCCTGATTTATTGATTGTTGGTTCATTCAACAAACAAAAAATATCAGGATTTACTGGCAACAACACAAGAATGGATATGGCAGAGGACAAGAGACTTGTCACTACTATTGATGTTTACGTTTCTGATTTTGGAGAAGTAAGAGTAATGTCAAACAGAATATTAAGAAGCAGTGGAAGAAGTGCTCTTCTTGTACAATCTGATATGTTTGCAACTGGTTACTTGAGACCTTTCCAAACTATAGAACTAGCTAAAACAGGTGACGCAGAGAAGAGACTACTCTTAACTGAATGGACCTTGATAGCTAAAAATGAAGCAAGTTCAGCAACTATTGCTGATTTAACAACTTCGTAGTAAACTAGACTACACAGTTAGTTAAACGGGGCTGGTTACTCATACTCTCCAGCCCCAACCCCCTTAAGATACCAATTAATAATGACCTTGAAGAATGTATCACTTCGGAACGAGGGTTATTAATCTATGGAGAAATTTAATGAGAACATTAAATGATTATTTTGTATATGGTGAGATAGCTGACATTTCAACAGCATCAAGCACATTTGTAACTGTACCTGATGGCGGTAAAATTATAAAAATTTATACTGCATTACAGGGTGCAATTTCATCAGCTAACGCAGCAATTACTTTTGAACTAGGCGGCACTGCAGTTACTGGTGGAGCTATAACAGTTGCACATTCAGGTTCAGCGGCTGGTACTATTGATTCGTCAACACCTACCGCAGCTAATGAACTTTTAGAAGGTGAAACTATTGAAATGATTACTGATGGGGCATCTTCAGGTGCTCAAAAATTATGTGTAACATTTGTAATTAGGAGATAAGCATGAGTAGTTGGAGTTTTGGCCAAAGAGTCATAAAAAACCAAACAAGAACTGTAAACCAAACAGGAACACAAAGAAGTGACGCTTTTACAACAGGTGTCACTTATGTCAGATGTACTGCTGATGCTACAGGAGTATTTATTGCTTTTGGCAAAACTCCTACAGCAGCAGTAAGCACTGGTATACGTTTAGTAGCGAATGAACCTAAAACATTCAAGGTAGATAACGCTGATAAACTTGCAGCTATTATTGCAAGCAGTACAGCAAATGTATTTATCGAGGAGCTTAGCGAATAATGAAGAAAGCGATTAGTCACAATCAAATTTTTCACTGGCACGAGCCTACAAAAGAAATGGCTATTGAGCATATCGAAGACATCAAGCCCTTAATTGATTCTAACAAAAGATTACAGCAGGAAGACCATAGCAGACATGACGAGTTTCGTTTGTCAGCAAGAATTCCAGTGACTGTAGTCTATGAGTGGAAAGCAAAATACGGGGTTGATGTCTATGATAAAAACCATAAAGACGCTGTTAGGAAGCTCCTTAATGGTCCTGAATACAAATACTTAAAAACAACAAATAGAGTAATATAATGGCAATATCCACATATGCAGAATTACAAGCTAGCATAGCTAGTTGGCTAGACAGAACGGACCTGACAGATAAGATTCCTGAGTTTATAGCACTCGCAGAAACAAGACACAGACGTGATTTTAAATTGAGAAGGATGGAAACAAGAGTTACTGCTAACACCATAGCAGACTCTGAATACTACTCTTTGCCTGAACAATACGTTGCTATGCGTAATATACAACTAAATACTGACCCAAAAACATCATTAGAGTATTTAACACCTGAACAAATGGACAGAATATATGCAGGAAGCAACAAAGGACAACCTAAAGCTTACAGCATCATAGCTAATAATATACAGCTAAGGCCTTTGCCTGACTCAGTCTATCAAATAGAAATGTTGTATTTTAAATACTTTACACCTTTATCAGACACAAATACGACAAATGACATGCTTACTTATCATCCTGACGCATATTTATATGGTGCGTTAGTAGAAGCAGAACCCTATTTACAAAACGATAAAAGAATTCAAACGTGGGCTGGTTTTTATGATAGAGCCAAAAAAGACATTATAGACTCTAATGAAAGAGATAGACACTCAGGTGTAGCACCTACAACAAGAGTAGACTACGGATTATATTAATGACTACATGGACAGTAATACAGCAAACATCAGCAGGATATATAGAAACAGAAAGCGACCTCTTCGTTCTAGCAACAGAAGGCGGCAGCTTAATTAGATTAGAAAATGCAAGCGGAATAGATGGTGATGACTGGCAAGATGTTACGCCTCCTACAACAACCTGGACGGTACAATAAATGGCAACTAAAAAAATATCAGAACTGACCACGACCACTACCCCATCGAGTAGTGCTTTATTTCCTATAGTAGACTCAGGAGCAACAGTTGCTGTAACTCTTGCAAATATAGCAGCAAACATGCCTACAATATCTGTTGCAAACTTAACAGCAGACGCTTTAACAGTTACAAATAATGCAACTATTGGTGGAGACCTAACTATAACAGGCGATGACCTGACGATGGGTACAAACACAAGTGGTGCTGCCTTAATTGCTGATGGAACGAATTTTAACCCTGTAGTTATATCAGGAGATATATCTATAGGAACATCAGGTACTGCTGCTATTGGAAGTGGCGTTATAGTAAACGCAGATGTCAACTCTAGTGCTGCTATAGCTTTTTCTAAGATGGCAGATTTAACTGCATCAAGAGCATTGGTCTCTGATGGTAGTGGTGATGTATCAGTATCAGCAGTTACATCAACAGAGATTGGTTATTTAGATGGCGTATCTTCTGCAATACAAACACAATTAGATGGCAAAGCGTCATCAACTTATGTGCCTACAACAATTACAGTAGCAGA